CAGTTATAGTGGTCGGATGCAGAACTACAATGTTTCAGAGGACGTGCTCCGTGAAATTTTAGCCTTGGAAGAAGCAAAGAGAAAGATTGGACTAAGAGACAAAGCACAGAATAGATTTATGAACTTTGTCAAACATTGTTACGATGGTTTTATCGAAGGGGCGCATCATAAGAAGGTGGCAAAAAAATTTGAACAGTTGGCCACGACCCCTGGTTCACGGATCATTATCAATATGCCACCCAGACATACGAAATCAGAATTTGCAAGTTACTTATTACCTGCGTGGTTAATTGGCAAGAAACCAGATTTAAAAATTATTCAGACTACACATACGGCAGAGCTTGCGGTACGCTTTGGACGTAAGGTAAGGAACCTTATGGAGTTGGAGGTATATCGAGATGTTTTCCCTGATGTGGAGTTGCGTTCGGATTCTAAAGCCGCTGGTCGTTGGGAAACTGGTGAAGGGGGCGAGTACTACGCAGCTGGAGTTGGCGGTGCGATTACTGGACGTGGAGCTGACTTACTTATTATTGATGACCCGCATTCAGAACAGGATGCCCTTTCTGAAACGGCGCTCGAAAACGCCTATGAGTGGTATACATCCGGTCCTCGTCAACGTTTACAACCTGGAGGGTCAATAGTTATTGTTATGACCCGTTGGTCATTAAAAGATTTGACTGGCAAATTGATAAAGGCACAAGCAGCAGACCCCCTATCGGATAAATGGGACATCATAGAGTTTCCTGCAATATTACCCAGTGATAATGTATTGTGGCCACAGTTCTGGAAAAAAGATGAGTTGTTAAAGGTCAAGGCATCGTTGTCTTTGAGCAAATGGAATGCGCAGTGGCAACAAAATCCTGTAGCCTCCGAGGGTGCGATTATAAAAAAAGAATGGTGGAACGTGTGGGAGAAGGAAGAGATCCCGATGTTGAGTTACATTATGCAAAGTTATGATACAGCGTTTAGTAAAAAAGAGACCGCAGATTATTCTGCGATAACCACGTGGGGAGTATTTCGACCGAATGAAGGAGAAGATGAGTTAGATGAACATTTGATATTACTGGATGCACAACGTGGACGATGGGATTTTCCTGAATTAAAGGAGAAGGCAAAAGAGGAGTATAAGTACTGGGATCCTGATATGATTTTAATTGAGGCGAAGGCTACTGGTACACCGCTCACGGACGAATTGAGAAATATGGGAATACCTGTGGTGAATTATACACCGAGCAAGGGACGAGATAAACATACCCGTATGCATATGGTGGCACCGTTATTTGAGTCTGGTAAAGTGTGGGCGCCAATGAAAAGTTTTGCCGAAGAAGTGGTGGAGGAAGTAGCGGCATTTCCGAATGGCGATTATGACGATTACGTGGACAGTATGACAATGGCACTTATAAGATATCGTAAGGGTGGTTTCATAAGACTTGACAACGACCTCGAAGAAGAGGACAGTGTAAGGGTTAATTTTCGTCAATACTATTAGGAGAAAAGTATGGCACTTCCAATATTAGGTTCCGCAGTAAGTCTTGTAGGAGACTTAGCAGGTTCTTGGTTAAAGGGAAGAGTGGCAAAGCAACAAGCTGAAACAGAAGCTAAAGTAGCACAAGCAAAAGCAAAGGCGGTGGTATATGAAAAACAAGCGACTGGGGAATTGGACATGGAGCGCTCCCTCACGGAGCAGATGGGGGGCAGCTGGAAAGACGAGGCGTGGACGATTTTTTTTATTGCCGTACTTACTGCCTGCTTCTTGCCGTGGACGCAAGAGTATGTTCGAGAAGGGTTCGTTTTTCTCGATACTTCTACTCCTGATTGGTTTGCTAATTGTATTTATATTAGTATAGCCGCAAGCTTTGGTTATCGTATTGGTAAAGCAGGGGTTAGTATGATTAATTCAGTAAAGCGTGTTCCATCTAATCAAGTGGCTAAGAAAAAGAAAGGGTAAGGTATGGCAAAAAAAATTGACCCAAGTCAGATAGACAAATCAATGCCAGCGATGGGAGAAGAACTTGTTGTCGAAGGGGAAGAAGAGGAAGTAGAAGAGACCGAAGAAGGCGAAGAGGAAGATGGTCCGATTGAAGTGATTGAAGAAGAAGAGGACGGCTCGGTTGTCGTCAACTTCGAAGGAGCATCACAACAGGTTATGGCACAGGAGCACGATGCTAATCTTGCAGAGATGATTGATGCCAGAGTACTAGAAGAAATTTCAAATGATTTAATCTCCGATTATGAGGGAGATAAAGAGAGTAGACAGGACTGGGAAAATGCATATGCAGAAGGACTAGAGCTATTAGGTATAAAATATGAAGAGAGAGAAGAACCGTTTCGTGGATCTTCTGGTGTAACACACCCATTAATATCTGAAGCCGTAACACAGTTTCAGGCACAGGCGTACAAAGAACTGCTACCATCAGGTGGGCCAGTACGAACACAGATTTTAGGTGCGGCAACTTCTGAAGTAGAAAGCCAGTCACAAAGAGTGCAGGACTTTATGAATTATCAGATTGTACACGTTATGGAAGAGTACGATCCTGAACTAGACCGATTATTATTTTATCTACCCTTATCAGGTAGTGCGTTTAAAAAAGTATACTTTGATGAAACACTAGACAGAGCCGTATCTCGTTTTGTACCTGCAGATGATTTGATTGTTCCGTACAATGCAACTGATTTATATTCTGCTACGAGGGTAACACACGTGTTGCGTGTTTCTGGTAATGAGATAAAAATTCATCAGGCAACTGGTTTCTATAGAGATGTAGAGTTACAACCGTACTCTCAAGAAGATGAAGTAAAAGATAAAGAAAGAGAACTAAGTGGTGTAGAAAAAAATGGAAGTGATGAAGACTACACCTTGTTAGAAGTACATACTAATTTAGACCTAGAAGGGTTTGAACATAAAAGTCCGATTGATGGAGATATGACAGGAATTAAACTTCCCTATATTGTGATACTGGATTTAGAAAGTGGTCAGATATTATCTATTCGTAGAAACTATAAAGAGGGTGATCAATATTTTAAGAAGCTCCAATACTTTTCACATTATAAATTTTTACCAGGACTTGGGTTTTACGGTTTTGGATTATTACATATGATTGGTGGACTTGGACGATCTGCCACTTCTATATTACGACAGTTAATTGATGCAGGTACCCTAGCTAATTTACCCGCTGGATTTAAAGCAAGAGGTATACGAATAAGAGATTCCGACGAACCTTTATCGCCCGGAGAGTTTAGAGATATTGATGTTCCTGGTGGAGCGCTCAAAGAGAGCATCCTGCCCTTACCCTATAAAGAGCCAAGCCAAACATTAATGTCTCTACTTGGTTTTGTGGTAGATGCAGGTCGTAGATTTGCAGCGATTGCCGATATGCAAACAGGAGAGAATAAACAAAATGCCGCAGTGGGTACAACGATTGCGTTACTTGAGCGTGGCTCAAGAGTGATGTCTGCTATTCACAAAAGAATGCACTATGCACAAAAACAAGAATTTAGAATGTTAGCAAAAGTATTTGGCGAGTCTTTACCACCTGCATATCCGTATAATGTTTTTGGCGCAGAAGCGATGATAAAACAAATGGACTTTGATGATAGAGTTGATGTTGTTCCTGTATCTGATCCTAATATATTTTCTATGGCCCAAAGAATGGCATTAGCGCAAACTCAATTACAGTTAGCACAATCTAATCCAGGGTTACATAATTTGTATGAAGCGTATAAAAGAATGTATGAAGCGGTGGGTGTTCAAAATATCGAGGCAATCTTACCACCTCCTCAACCACCAATGCCAACAGACCCTGCTATAGAAAATGCAAGAGCGATTGCAGGTCAAAACATTCAAGCGTTCCAAGAACAAGATCACGATGCGCATATGGCATCTCACATAACTTTTATGAAAACACCCGTTGTTGCAAGTAGTCCGCAGATTTTTGCATTGCTTTTAGCTCACATTTGTGAGCATATTGCTTTTAAGGCAAGAGGTGTTGCAATGATGGAAGCTATGACAATGGCACAGCAGGCACAACAAGCTGGCCAACCCGAACCTATGGTTGATGGTGAAGCAAAAGTTGCTCAGTACATATCTCAATATACTGAGGAAGTACTGGCTCTTTTTGCTCCTCCTCAACAAGGTCCTGATCCGCTTGTTGCTTTAAGAGAGAAAGAGTTAAACATTCAAACTATGGATATGCAAAGAAAAGCTATGGAGTTTGATGCTAGAATGCAGTTCGAAGAGAACAGAGAAGATGGCAGACAGGATATTGCAAAAGACAGGATTCAATCTTCTGAAGACATAGCTCAATTAAGAGCACAAGTTAATCGTGAACGTTTTGAAAATAAAGGAGGCTCGTAATGAGTAATAAAAAAACAAAAAAAAGCGGGTTAGCTCCAGCAGCTTTTGCAAGTGACCCGATGGCACAAATAGACGCTCTTATTAAAGAAGCAAAGAGACTTAAAAAAAATCAAGATGAAATAAACAAACCCAAAAAAAGATTTGATAAAGGAGGAAGTAACATGGCAAAAAAAAATTTTAGTAGTAAAGAGTTAATAAAAGAAGAAGGAAGAAAACAAGGTTTAGCTAGAACTGTTGCAGGAGCTCAAAAAAGAAAACCATCAGAAAAAACTTTTTTTGATGCAAAAAGAAAAAAAGAGTTAGCAGCTGTGTCTAGAGAAGATATGAAAAAGGCAGGTTTTACTTCTTTTGGTACACAATCTTTAAGAAAATACTTAAATATGAAAAATAAATTAGGTAAAAAACCTACAAAATCTGATTTTACAAAAAGCACAAAAACAGATACTAAAAAAACAACCACTCCTAAAAATAAAAATTTAACATCTAAATCTGTTGGGGCAGGTACAGTAACAACTGTGGCAGGAACTGCTGCGGCAACATCTGCTACAGAAATAAATAGAAAGTTAAGAGAAAAAGCAAAAGGTGAAAAGACTGACACTAAAACTAAAACTAAAAAATCTAGAGGTAGAGTAAAAAAAGACGATATTAAAACAGGTTTTTTTCCAAAAGTTGTTGGAGTAGATATTCTTACTAAAAATATGAGAGAGACTGCCGACGCTGTAGCTAATGAACGTGCTCCTAATTATATGAAAAAAGACAAACCAAGTTTATTGAAAAGAGTTATGACTAAAAAAATATTTCCCACTAAAAAACAAGAGGAAAAAAGAGCAAAATTAAAAGAAACTTTTGGAAGAAAACAAAAACCAACTGTAACTTCAGAATATAAAAAAGAAATGAGTTACAATATGGGTGGAAGTGTAAAAGTAAAAATGAGCAAAGGTGGATTTAAAGGAACTTTTTAATGGCAGTAAACTACAGAGGAGAAAAATTTTCTGGTTATAACAAACCAAAAAGAACTCCGGGCAAAAAGAAGAAATTTGCCGTGCTTGCTAAAGTAGGTGACAAAGTAAGGTTAATACGATATGGTGACCCAAATATGAAGATAAAAAAGAACATACCGAACAGAAGAAAAAGTTTTAGAGCGAGACACAAGTGTGATACCGCTCCTCCTTCTAAATTAACCGCAAGATATTGGAGTTGTAAAAAATGGTAAGAAGAGGTGGAATGAGAACTCAGATGGCAAAACAAATGGGTGTATCAAAAAATAAAGCAGATGAGCTTTTAGAAAAAGGCAGACAAATGAATGATGCAGAAGGATTTAACAAAGGAGGATCTAGCATGGCTAAAAAATTTCCAGACTTAACAGGTGATGGTAAAACAACATACGCAGATATTCTTAAAGGTAGAGGAGCTTTTGCAGGTGGTGGAAGTATGACCATTATTATTGGAGCTAATGTTTCACGTGAAACATCTTCAGTAGAACAAATTACACCTGGCCCAAAGGATATAAAAGTAGAAATGAACAGACAAGTGAGAAACCAAGAAATTAAAGGTACTCCTCCTGTTCAAGTAAAAGGAAGAAAGTTTTCTGGAGTTTATTAATGGACTCTACAAACTTTGCGTATGCTATTTTAAAAAAAATACAGCAACGCATAGAACTAACAAAGGACTCACTTACGGGTGGATCTTTTAAAACGATGGAAGAATATAAACAGGTTGTTGGAGAATTAAAAGGTCTCCAAGTTGCAGAAAGAGAAATAAAGGATCAACTAGAAAGTAAGGAGGACAACTTTGACTAAAACACTTTACGTGCCAGATCACGTTGCTAAAAAAGGTAAAGAAGAAAAAAAGGTAAATGTAGAAAATCTATATAGACCTAAGGATACAAAAGTTCTTGACCCTAGTTTAATTAAAAAAAATTTAAAAGAGAGATTACCACAACCTACTGGTTGGAGAATATTGGTAATGCCTTATATGGGTAAAACAACTACAGATGGAGGATTGTATATTCCTGATACTGTTAGAGAGCG